GAGGCGGGGGGGGAGGTGGCGGAGCGCTGGGGGTGATCGAAGCCGTCAGAGACGATGGCGACGTCGAAGGGTTGGGAACGAACGTGTCGGATGCCCAATCGATCACCAGGGGAGTGGTGGTGCTTTCCACCCAGCCGGTAGGCAAAGGGATTTCGACAATGAGCCCGGTGGCGTCGACGGTCGGCACGACGGCCGGATCATTCGACGTGACGATGAAGGTTGTTCCTGCGGGGAATTCCTCGCCGGCTGGAAGTGCTCCGGTGTAAACGAGAGTGTTGCCGCCTACGGTGTCAAGCATGGTGATCTCCGTGAATCTGATGCGGGTTGGGGTTGCATGATGGTGGTGACGGTGCTTGCGGTGCCATTCTTTCTGGCATTCGAAGCACAGCATGGACGATGCACTGCGGCGGTGCTCCTTCGCGTCTTCCTCATTCATGGCCCGACGAAAGTCGTTGTGGCCACAGGAGAAGATGACGGCGATTTCAAAGTCTTCGATCATTGTATGGTCCTCACTCGCACAAGCCGTATTTACTCTCGCAACTTGGCCTATCGAGTTCCTTTAGGATGTTGAATTGATAGCCGCCGTAGTCTGTTTTCGACCATTCAACAACCTCGTCTATCCAGTTGTGAATGCTGAGTTTACCTCTTCCATCGATGCGGGGTTTGATACCCGGCACGCATGGCGCAAAAAAAGTGCGGTTGGTTGACTGTTCCCAACCCCGTACCTTGTCAATCATCTCGGGGGCGCGTCTAGCCCAGCTTGCGATGTCTTCCTTCCCGTTATTCACGCAAGGTGCACATCCTACCCGGCTAAATCCTAGCGAATACAGGTAGTTGATCGGCTCGCCTTTTACGCTCTCAAAGCATTGCGGCTTCAACCATTCGACCAATGGGCAGCGATATTCGCAGTCCAGCAATGTATCCCACCCCACCTCCGGCTGATCGGCTCGGTCTCCACTTTCTTCGCGGCGAACACCGCTGTAGCGCGTGAATTCCTCATCACCCATATTCGATTCAATCCAGCGCACCATCGGATTGATCTTGAGTTTTTCGGTACAGAATTGAGCCGTCTTACTAGGGAAGCGCCCTTTGATCTTTGCCATCAATTCGAATGTCAGCGGCTCTTCGCTGCTCATCTGGTAGTGATTCTCGGCCCAGAGCGGCGTCTTCCACATATCCGCGAGGATCGGCTGCAACCTCACTACATGATGAACAGTTCGGCTATATTCCTCGACGAATTCTGTCGTCAATGGGTGCTCATTCCCTCCCGCATCGGAGTTGAGGAGAATTACGTCCTCGGCGCGATATCGATTCAACACCCACCGCGCACACGCCTGAGAGTCAATACCCCCGCTAAATCCAACAATATGCTTAGACATAATCTCTTTCCTAGTGGCGAAACAGTGTTGCGATCACAATCGCCGCGAAGAGGACGCCCCACCCGATAAAGGGTGAGATGTGCGCACGGCGGAAGGCGAGGGTTACTAAGCAGATGCCGACGGCGATTATGATGTAGGCGGCAAACGCTGCGATGACGGCGAACGCCAGCGCGAAGATGAAGACCATCATGATCCAACCTCCACACTCACCACTTCGCCCAGCCGCATTCCTGCAACCAGAAGATCCTCATCCGCAACCGCTTTGTAGCCGCGGCAGATGAAGTTGTAATCCCCGTTGCCAGCCTGCACCATGCCGTACTCATGCTCGGGGTGCATCTTTTCAACCTCGGCCGCAACCTTGCCCAGGATGTCCGTTACGCCCGCTTCGACGAAGTGACGCTGCTTGCCCGCACGGAAGATGTAGACCTTGTGCTTGCGGTTGCCCGGCTCGAATATCTTGATGCGGATGCTCTTGGTCATCAGTCCCTCCACTTTCCGAGGCTCTTTGCAATGTTCATGGTCGCCAGCGTGATGCTGCGCACCGTCGATACCGTGTTGGGGTTGGCACCGGGCCCTAGGTATGCCATGATCTTCGGGTGCTCCCAGTCGGGGTGCTCGATTACGCATGCGCGGATGAGGTCGGTCCTGACGGGCGGGGGCTTGGGTGCGTCTTCCTCTTCATCGTCTTCCATCTGCGGTTCCACTTCTTCGACATGATCTGCGATGGGATACGTCCGGCTGGACCAGTCAATCTCGGGTCCATCCTCGGCAAACCCTTGGCACTTCAGATCCATCACCAGCCCGGAATTTATTCTCTGCGCAGCCGTGTTGCACCAGTCCTGCGCTCCCTTGCTCATGGCGTTCCAAACATTATCCGTCACCACGCTTGCGGCCATCACCAAGCGCGAGATGTAGACGCTTTCCGCCTCGCCTATCATCTGCGGTGCGAATGCGCCCGTTTGCGCCGCCCTCAAAAGCTCTTCGTAGATCGTCATTCGGTTTCGCCTTCCTCTGCTATGGCCCGCGCCTCACGCTTCGCCTTGCGCTCTGCCCAGTACGGGTGATGCGCGCTGAACTCGCCTGCGATGATCGGGTCCGGCATCATCTCCTCGAAGAACTCGTAGGTGAATCGCGCGTCCAGGGGATGCCCGTTGCTTCCCATCCCGAACCTCTTGCACGCCGTGTAGAAGTTAGCCTTCACGCGCCCGTCATCATCCAAGAGCTGCACTTCTGTGTTCGCCGGCCAGAATACGAAGGCTATCGTCATCGCACATCCTCCAGCGCCGTCTTCAGTTTGCGAAACATATCCTTGTCCAACTCGTCAGGATCGATGTTGAACCCGTGCGGGCAGATGGTCTCGCCAGTCACCGCCTCGCGTAGTTCCGCCTTCTCCTGTTCGGAGAACCGAAGACGTATCTCTTGCCACTCAGAATCTCGTATCAGCATGGTTTGCGCCTCCACAGCGTTTTTACTTGTTTGAAGGGTTGAACCCGATGCGGGGGTTTGTCCGCATCGGGTTTTCTAATTAGCCGTCGCCGTAGCCGTCGCCGTAGCCGGAGCCGTAGCCGGAGCCGTAGCCGTCGCCGTAGCCGGAGCCGTCGCCGTAGCCGGAGCCGGAGCCGTCGCCGTCGCCGTCGCCGTAGCCGGAGCCGGAGCCGTCGCCGTCGCCGTAGCCGGAGCCGGAGCCGTCGCCGGAGCCGTCGCCGAGTTCTTCTACGCTTGCCATACCGGAACATCCTTGATTGAGGCTTCGCCAGCGGGCGATACATCGAGAATTTCAATCACTTGCATAATCTCGATGCGCGGCACCGCAACGGGAAACTTGCAATCTTTGGGACGGCTAGTCCCTGATACAGCGAGCTGCGACAGTGATGCCGCACCCGCCCAATACCAAAGGCGACGCGCATCGCTCAGGACGGCTTCCTGCCCTACGCGAGATTCAAGGTTTCCAGCGAATACTCCCGCTGAATGGGTACGTGCGATCACGTACCTTCCTGCTTTCTTTGCTGCCATTGCTCCTCCACATGCGCAATTCATTACCGCATGTGGTTTATCAAAGCATAGGGTCGCTACCTTATCAAGCACTAAATGGGCTCTCCCTGTGGATATGTGTGTTACATTGGACATGTTCAGAGAGAGAACGCGGTCCTCCATTGCCCTCACCTTAGACGTGGGGGCTATTTTTGCACTATTCTCTTGCGCGAGTGGGGTTGCGTGTGGGATATTGGTGACTCAGGCGCCCAACGTAGTCTCAGCCTGTTCCGCAGTACAAGGGTAGCGCGGAAGCCGAGGTCGTCGGCGATAGTGGCAAGACGGTATATCACCACACAACGACCTATCCGTGGCAGCCGGGAGAGACCGGCAAGAATTCCTCGCCGCGCGGATGATGTACTTGACCGGAGCTAGATGTGCAATGGTCGGGATCTAAGCGGGCTACTCAGGGAGGCGATTCCCTGATGACTTCGGCTCCGTTCAAGACGAACGGGCAAAGTTTATGAGTGGACTCACTCATGAGAACCCGATGTCAGGATAATCCGCTTCGGGAACCGGGTGGGAAAGCGTCGGGATCGGCATTGAGCCCGGCGCGCCATCGGTAACAGGCAACCCCAACTGATATCATCCATTCATGGGTAAGGTCATCGACTTTGGCGGAATCAGCGTCGATACGCGCGATGCCAACCCATCCATCGAATGCCAGCACCTGAACATCCTGCTCGACCCCAACGGACAGATTGTGACATGCAGGACATGCGGTGCGCAGTTGACGCCGTGGTGGGCGCTCCTGATGCTGGTGAATCGCTACAGCGAGGCAACCAAAGCACTCCTGGCGCTCAGACCACCACCGTCGGCGCTTCGGGTGACCGAAGTCCCTGCGATTCAAGTAGCGACGCAATCACCGCCTGAGCTGCCTCGTTCACCGGCGTAGTCAGCGTTTTGATGATTTCCCGAATCTCTTCTGTCGTATGAGGGTCGGTCTGGACGTTCTCAGGCACGTACACGCAGATATCGACATTGATGATGATCGATGATTTTTGGAAAGCAACGCGCGCCTGGGGTGAAATCACTGGCTCCTGCCAATCACGAATACCGTCCTAAGTCCTCGCGTCTCGACTGCAGAAGTCGCATCGGCAAAGAACTGCACCTGCACGGATGTTGGAGCCGTCATCCCGAGCGCGGGACAGCCGTTTAGGCCAGGGGCTGCGATGTTGGGGATGAATGCCGTGCGTACAAATCCTCCCGGAGTACTACTGACAGCCGTCGTGGTCACAATGGCTGTGCTGTACGTCGGCGATCCTACAACCTGGTTGGCAACCACACACGCAGTTTGAACATCCATCACACTGTTGCCGGTCGTAGCTGTCGGGGTGTAGAAATCAAAATACATGCCCAGCGTCGTCCAGTATGGCGGCATGTCGAGAACGGTGAAAGCGTATTGCGGGGACGATGGAATAGCCGCGAAGCTCAGATATCCGAGCCCGCTGGTAGCCGGGTTCACACTGCCAATCGTCGGAGCATTGGAGTTGTATACGGACCATATCCCTGAGAACGCTACGCTTCCGCTTGAAACACCCATTAGGTACGTGAGGTTGGTCAATGGCGGCGTCGACAATCCACCGCCCGTAACACTCGAAAATAAGGACCACCAGATGGAACCGGCGGTTCCGGGGACGTTGTTGAAGTTGCTCGAAAGACGCGAGATGTACAGCGACCCACCATAGCTCACGATCGATCCGGTGTAGTAGGTGGTGACGGGGTTGTAGGCGCCGTAGAACTCGGAAATTGGAATCGGAGGTGCAACCTGACCACTGGCCGTGATCGGAACCGCAAGCGCCATGAACACGCACATGCACATCAGTTTCTTGATTCCCGGCACTTTGAACCTCCTAGTGAAGCAATAGTGATTCTACAACTTGAACCCGTCGTGCCTGCGGAAGTATACGGGCTTGCCGTCCTCCCATTTGATGGTCGTTTCTCCGTAGAAGTGAGGGCCTACCAGCGCCGCTAACTGTGAGGCCGCACGATAGACCGCATCCGCCACAGCCGGCATCGTCTCCGCCGCGTGCTCCTCTGTTCTCATTTGCTCAGTCGCCATCTTTCCCTTCATAATAACCCGAGCTGCATCGGCAGTTGTGAACTATAATTGAATTGCCGATGTACCATCCATCTTTTGTTTCGAGGTTATACACTTGCCCCCTAAAATTGCCTCTCTGGATGCTAGCGATGTTATCAAGGAATACGTGTCCGGCAGTACGATCGAACAGATTGCTTTGCGAAACGGGTGCAGTATCACACCCATTCGTTCTATCTTGCTCGACAACAACATTAGCAGACGCTCTGGTCGCGCTCCTCGTATCGCGTTGCCTGACGTTGATTCCATTGTGCGCGAGTATCTTTCTGGAACCAGCGAGCAGGCCATCAGCCAACGCCTTTCCGTCAGCCGCTCCGTCGTGCGGCGCGCGCTGATTGAGAACAACGTTCCCATCCGAAGCGGCAGTGCGGCCATGTTCATGCGCCAATCGAGAATGACCCCAGAAGAACGCAGCCGCCTTGTGGCCCCATGCCACGATGCGGTTCGTGGCGTCAAGCGCAGCGTCAAAGAACTGGTCAAGCGAGCGGCTACTCGGCAAGGACTCTTGAATGTCGTCAGCGAGTACGAAGAGAAATTTGCTGGGATGCTGACCTCCATGTCCGTTGTGTTTGATCGGCAGACGGCGGTGGGTCCCTATAATTGCGATTTCACCATCGGAACTGTCGCCGTGGAAATCTTCGGAGGACACTGGCACTTCTCTGGTCGCCATCTTGCCCGAGCTAAGCAAAGATTCCACTATCTCCTGAATCATGGCTGGGATGTTCTGATTATCGTAGTCAGGAGCGGTAGACCGTTTGGAATCGAGGCTGCAAAGTACGCTATCTCCTTTGCGCAGAATACCGGCATTGACCCATCCGCTGTCCGTCAATACCGGATGATTCGGAGTAATGCGGAGGAGCTTGCCCGATTCCGTGCGGATGATAATGATATCCCCGTCGTATTTCCTCGCGCTAACCCCCGTGATGGTGACACCGGGCGATACAAGAGTGTCCCCAAGTAAGCAGTTCGGATGAGCGGGGGGAACGTCGTCGCCGGACTCGAAATCGTCATCGATCGGGATGCGCCCCTGCTCTGAGTTCGGGATGCAAATCTCTTCGCACGCGGTATCGTCGGGAAGCCAGCTCTTGAACTTCATCCCCGCGCCCTTTGCCGCTTCATGCGTCCCGCGCGACCTGGCGTAAGCCGTCTCCGTTCGCCCAATCATCAGCGCACGTTGAGCGCCAAACTGCTCACTCTCCATGATCTTGTGCTGCAGTTGGCTCGTAGTCCATCCTTTGTCGATGGATTCGGTGACAAGATCCTTCAGCGCTCCCCGCGTCGTCTCCGTGATTGACCACTTCGCGTCCGGGTTGTCGATGATCTTACCGTTCGGCAGAACTCTCTTTCCCACCAGCTCCGCCGCACGCTTCGCCGCCATCTCGCGCGCCTGGGCCAGCACCTGCGTCCATAGCGGGTTGGGTGCAGCATCGATCACCTCGGGGATGTGGATGCTCAGCAGATACTCTTTGGCGGCGTCGACGGCCTCATCCTGGGTGATCGGAGCAATCTCCGGAATCAGGCTCGCCCAATCCATGTTCACTTCGATGATGCGCTCGAGGTCTTCTTTGCGCTTGGCGTTGTCTGCTTTCGCAAGATCGTCAGCCCCGGCCGCCGCGGCAATCGGCAGCGAAATCAGCAGACTATCGGCGATGGCTTGCCCTTTGCGCTTGAGGTACGCGGCTAATACTGACTCCAAGCTCGCTCGCCCTTTGCGAAAGGGGCGTCGGCTACTTTGCCAGCCCCCTTGCCCGCTCCGGATTTGCCCTTCGAACCAGATGCGCCCGCATCGTCACCGCCGGCCGCCGCACCGGCAGCTTGCGGCATCTCCGTCTGTCCAGCCAACACCGACAGCGGAATCGCGCCCGAAGCTGTATAGACCATCGCGACGTCGCCGCCCTCAATCGGATCTTGGCCAGCCCGCACGCGCTGCTCGTTGATCGTCTCGCGTCCGAGCTTGAGGTAGGTGCTGTCAATCGTCGCCTGGTCCGTAGCGGCTACTTCGCTGTCCAGCGACCACACCATCTCCACATTCGCGTAGTCCGGACCCCATCCCATGACGATGAGGCGGTCCATGAACGCCTTCCACCACACCATCTCGACCTGGATGCCCTGCTCTTCGATCTGCTCTTTTTCCTGCTCGGCAGATGCGCGAGATTGCGGCTCTTTGACGAACGGCTTTGGAAGCACGCGGAAGACGTGGCACACGATCCGGGTCAGCCATTCGTCATAATCGGACTTCAGCAGTTCGCCGGCTGAGCCCTTCATCTCGAACGGCTTCATCCCGCCGGGGATAAACCGAATCTTCGACTTCAGGTTCATATTGCCAGACATCAGCGCGTCGAAGGATGCTTGCCAGATGGCAATGGCTTCTGGACTCCACGTCTCCGGTACTCCCAGCATGACGTCGGGGATCGTGCCTTTCTCCCAGAAGTTCGTCATGTAGAGCGTCTTCTTCACCATCTGAAGCGCTTCCTGCATGATCTGCTCAACTTCGGAGTATCCGCCGATGGGAAAGTCAGTTCGCGGGCGCGCCGGCATGTACAGAAGCTCGTCTTCCGAGAGGTTTACAAGAGGTAAACCTTTTACAATCTGCTGGTAGCCGGGCTGGGGAGCGTCAGGGATGCGGCCCCAATCGTCGATCAGCGGCTTGATCGTCGCTCCGTCAATAGCCGTAATCGCATAGGGCTTGTTGCCGAGCTTGTTCTTCCACACGAAGGCGGAAGCGGCGTCGATGGTGTAGCGATCGCGGAAGATCATCCGCATCCACATTGCGTAGGGAATCTTGCGGTCCGGCTTCTCGAAGAACTGCGTCAGCTCTTTGATGCGCGGATCTTGCTCGGACTTCTTTCCGCCCGATTCCTTGAGCGCGAACTTCCACGGCAGCGCCACAACCTCATCGATGCGCGATTCCATCACCGAGGCAATCACGCCAGACGCAGCCGCGAGAGCGCGAAGCATGCTGAACAACTGCAGCCGCTTCGGGTAGATGTCGAGGTTCGTTCCTACCTGGTAGTCGTAGGCGCGGGGATAGTTGACGTTCGGAGGGCCAAACGGATAGACGGGCTGGAAGGGGCTGAAGAAGTTCCCGTCCATGTCGACGTCGGCGATGAAGTCGGGAGGATTGTCGCGGTCTCCAAAGCCTGGGCGGTTGTTGTCATGCCCTGCGAGTAGGTTGGCGGGCACGCGCTTTAGGCCGGTGTTACCTTCCAAGGTTCTGCCCTGAAAATTTCCCGGTTGACGAGCTCCGCGCGACGGCCCTGAGAGGCCAGAACCCGGCGATATAGGGGTGTTCGTGCCGCCTGACGGGCCTTTGGCGAAGAGTTCTTCCACGCTGGGGCGCTTGCCGTAGCCGGTGAAGGTTGGGTCTTTGGTCTCGTCATCCAGCATGGGTTCCTCCGAATAGCTTTTGGCGCATCTCTTTGCGTATCCGGTCCTCATGGCTTTGGATCAGCAAGTCCATCGTATCCTGCTCGCGAACGAAGCTCGCATCCGCGTGGGCTGCTTCGATCATCGGGAGCGCCTGGCGGTAGTTTCCGGTTGCCATGATCTTTCGCGCCGCCGCGAGGTTCTTTCTCGCCGCGTTCAGTGTTTCAGCTTTGAACCCCATGGCCCTTATGCCTCTCTGCATCGTAGCTTCTTTGGGAGAATGATCGCACGGCGCAAAGCAACTTCCCGGCACCATGGAAGCTGAAGCCAGTGCAGAATGAGCGCGGCGTATATCCAGCGATTGCGCAGTCCAATTGTGATTTCCATCTCGGCTGGTGCCATGAGGCTCATTCTATCCCACGGCATCTACCAGTCTTCCTTGCACCCGCGGAAGTGGTTTCCACCCAGCGCTCCACACGCCTTGCACGGCTTCCCAACTGGGTTGATCGGAGCCACGTAGCCGGTCGTGGTCTCGCGCGCTGATTTCAGGTGTGGGCGCTTCTCAATCAAGATCGCCACCGCCTTCGCCGCCAGCGCTTTGCCTTCCTCGCCCGGCGCTGGAATATCCTTGCGGTCCCACTTCCGAGATCGACACTTCCCCGAGGTGCAGTGCGTGTACACCACACCCGGCGTCGGTATCCATTCGTGGTTGCAGATGTCGCAGTGGTTCACTGCGCGCTGGAGTTGGCTCATAGATCGTTCCTTTGGGTTACGTCCCTGTGGTGGTTAGGTGATTAGAGTGTCAGGTGTCATTTGCTGTCCATTAGGAGTTGGTCTGTCTTTTCCTTGAACGCTTGGCCTAGTTGTTGATCGTATGGGATGTGCAGTTCTCTATCTAACGGCATAAATGCTATCGTCTTCAGAGCTAACCTGAATAGTTTCACAATGAAAATGCGGTCATCTAACGTCATCGCGTGCCTCCCGGCGTATTGTAGATAAATAGACACTTCCCGCAGTGTTCGCATGTTCGGCTGTGTTCGGTGGAGTTTACATCACTGAAGGATTGGTTCTTGTACAGGTGACGCGGACGCCGCCCGACATGTTTGTGGTGAGGACATTCGCAGCACTTATCGGTACAATCGAAGTGGCATCCGGCGCGGCATGTACAGTTTCGCGAGGCAATTTCCGCTTCCATAGTTGCTTCCCCCAATCTTATCGCTCCGTTCACACTGTCGTTGAAAGGCTTCTTAGAGCATCCGCACGTGTCGTCCTCTGGGCATCCTTCGTCGTGTACTGACCCATGGAACCACGCCATCTCGCGCAGAACGTCGCGCACGGAGGCGAGTTGGCGTTCAAGGCATAGCCTCTCGCGCCGCTCTGCGATGATGATGCCGGTACGATCATCTGGGAAGCGTAGATTGAACGTCTCAACCCATTCCTGAGCTTCGCGTGTCTCCGTTTTTGTCACATCTAGCTTAGGCATTCACCGCCTCGAATAGATCGGAATTTTCGCATACCATGCGGTCAAAGAAGACGCGGATAACTTGGCTGACATTTCCAGAGTAAGGACTAATTTCCATCGCGGTGTGACGAACCTCACCAACCTGCCCGATGTAGCGCTGCATAGTGCGCGAGATCCCTTCAATGGGCTTTACCGTTACTTTGTCGCCAAGGTTGAACATGGTGTATTCCCTCCAATGAAGACAATGTGTGTTGCCTCCATGTGTGTAATATACGCACCACCATAGATGGACGCAAGCGAAATCGTAACAATCGTACACTTTCTTTACGATGCCCACGAAGGCTTATTACAAGCCTCGTGCCATTCCTGAAAGCCATCGGTGCTCACACTGTCCTGCTCCTTGATGGGGAGTGTGCATTTTGCACACAACCTTTGCGGAACCATGGCGGCGATAGCGCGCTCGTAGGCTTTCACAGGTCCGGGCTTCGCGGGCGCTGGAGGTGGGGGCGCGGGGTGTACGCCGTCAGCCTTTGGAACCGGCTGCTGGGCATGGGGTTGTTCTTTCGCTTGCTTGGCCGCGGATGCCTGATAGAACCTCAGCAAGCCAGTCCAGTTGCCCCCCGGCTCCGCAAACGCCAGCATCGTCGACTCCGCACGATCTGGAGACTTTACACCCCGTTTCCGCGCATCCTCTTTCGATTCAATGAGAATCTGCCCGCGCGAGTTGTGCTTGTACCGGATGCCGGCAAGTTGCGAAAGGGTCGTATCATCCTCAAGCCCGCAAAAGTCGCCATCCTGGGCGCGCTGTCGCAATCCCCAATAGAGCTCGGCTTTCAGGTTGGTGAACTTCTCTGGAAACCGCGTCTCGGCGGCCACATTCAGCGGGTACGCTGGGAAGCCCTGGTCCTGCAGATGCAAGTACATTCCGTAGCCAATGCCAATCGAATCAACGTTCACCACGTCGAGATGCTCGCGGTACTGATTCAGAACGGCTACCACTTGCCCGCGCGGGTCCGCATCTGGCCACGAAACCTGCAGGATGATCTGCGGCCCACGGCGAAGCGTGAGCACCGTTTCATCCTCACCTGGTCCGGCGACGTCGAGGCCCGCGCGTATCGGCTCGTCAAGGAACACGCGGTCGTCATTCTGTGCGCGCTCGAGCCATGTAAGCGACAGCAGGGAATCGTCTGACTGCTTCGGAAACTGTCCGAGGACTCGAGCCTGGAAGCGAGGATTGTTGACTCCCCACCGCTTGAACCTGTCTCGCACCCACCGGCGCGTCGTCAGCCATGGCATCACGTTCCGGTCTAGATCCTCTTCGCTCATCGTCATGAGGTCTTGCTCGCCGTTGCCAAGTCGTTTCTTTTTCACCTCTTGCGTGGATTCATCCGTCTCTTCGTAGTTCAGACAGCAGCCGTCGAGGTTTGGCGTGTCGAACGCCGAGATGGTGAACCGCGTCCATTCGTCCGCATCCGCGCCAAACGCATCGAAGAACACTCCAGACGGCACCGTAGGATTGCCAAGCGCCAACACATGCACGATACCGCCGGCGCGCGCACCTTCGATCGCTTCGTAGATTTTGGGGTCGATGCCGGGCGCTTCGTCGAGGATCACGAGGATGTGGTCCGCGTGGAATCCTTGGAACTTGACGCCCTCATCCTGCTTTGTGACGGACGTTGTGAAGCCGATCGCGTACCGCTTCTCACCCATCTTGAGTTCGGTAAGTTGCGCTTTTGGGAAGGGATATTTCGACCGCGCCAGAGCTGAGTGAACCTCACCCCAAAGCAGTTTCTTCACCTGGTTCAACGTCGGTGCCGTTGTGACAACTACACACGACTGATACCGCGCCAGCCACCACAGAAGCGCCAAAGCTGCAAGGAACGTTTTACCCGATGAATGGCAGGCCTTCACCGCAACCTTCGCGTGCGGCTTAGCCAGCGCGTTCAAAATATCGTCCTGGGTACTCCATAACTCCGTCATCAGCCATCGACGCACGAACGCTGGAGGATTCACCAAGCTCTCACGAATGAGCCGGCGCTCCTCCGGCGAGTATCGGTCAATCGCGCTTTGTGTCGCCATCTTGGATGATTTCGTCGAACACAGAGACGGTGTGGATGTGCTTGATTGGCTCGGCACCAGCTCCGCCGCCAACATGCTGAACCTTGTCCCCGTAGCGCTTAGGTGCCAACTGTCCAGCCCGCTTGAGTAGCGTCTGGACAATCAGGTTGGACCGCTGCACATTGTCAGATTCCCGCGTTTCCTCGCCCTTCGGACCCTTGATTCGCAGCACGCCGATCAGTGGACCATTCGCCACTTCCTGCGCTCGATCGTGCAAGAACGATGCCTGCACATCCCGCGCTTCCGCGTATTGCTCAGCAAACTTTGCATCTTGGCGCAGCCATTTGTAGATTGTTTCATGGCTTACGCTTGATAAACCTGCCTCTTTCCGAGCGCGAAGGATTTGCTCAACTCCCTTGTCCGAGATTGCAAGTTGTTCGCAGAGGTAGTCAGCGAGGTCTTCGTCGAATGGTATGGGTGGTCTCGCCATGGTGATCCTTGGATTGTACGCTGGTGGAGAGGTGGTCGCCGTCCGGTCATTTGCAGTGGTACGGCGGAAAACTTTCCTAGTCTACACTGCCCTCAAAATCTTGGCTTGCCGTTGCGCCGGGTTTTATGGCCAGAAGCATAGCGCGGCGGGCAGTATGTGATCTTCACTTCGCCTGGGATAAAGGGTTTGAGTTCCCCGCACGCGCTGAGAATTTCTCGAATGACAGCATCGCAATCTTGCCAGATTTGAATGTTTGAGAACCGCAGTGTGCGATAGCCACGGCTGCGCATGTAGCTCTCACGGCGTTCGTCATAATCCTTCCGCCCGGCGTGGGACGCGCCATCGGCTTCGATGATGAGTTGCGCGTAGGGGATATACAAGTCTGCGATGTACGGGCCGATGACGTGCTGAAGATGGACTCGGGCGGTTGTAGTGGCCAATGCATTCGTGAGAGCGCTGTAGAGTCTGCCTTCGGTGCGCGTCGGCTTCATACGCATCTGATGGGCGAAATCTGAGGTTTCATGAACAGTATATTTTCTAGTATTCATAGGTTTATCAAACAAGGTCTAGCCTAGCACGGCGTGTCAAGAGGCTTGCTCTTCCTCGATTTCTTCGGGTCCGGGCTCTGCTGCGAAGAGTGGAGCATTTTCGCTGTAGGCAGCCGCGAGATTCTTTCGAGCTTGACGCCAGTACGACTCTTTCAATTCAGAGCCGAGAAACTTCCGCTGCATCTGCAAGGCGACGAACCCCTCGCTACCGATGCCCGCGAATGGGCTCCAAACGACGTCACCAGGGTTGGACCAAAGATGGATTCCGCGCCGGATCACGTCGAGCTGCAATGGGCAGATGTGGCGCTCATCGTCGTGCTCGCGTGCGGAGCGGTACTGCAGCGTGTCCGAGGGGTTGATATCCATCCACACCGGCGATGCGTAGTTCTGCCACAGTTGGACGGGAAAATCTTCTGGCGTGTGTGCGATGTACTCAGTATTGAGTCCCGGCTTGCGCATGGTCACAAGGTAGTCTGCGATTCCTTGGCGGCTCATGCTGGAGTCCTTGCGGATTGTCTTATGAAGCAGCCCCAGGGCCTTCGTGCGCTGCATCGCCGTGACTGGATCTTTCCAGATGCAGACTTCCGAGTGGTAGATGAATCCGGCCTCTTCAAACGCGCGGATGATTTCGCCGCGGAAGTCGCGTAGGCCTATATAGCCGTTGCGAACCTTGGATGTGGGCAGGTTCATGCAGTGAATCGAGACCAGCCGGCCGGGCATAAGTGCCCGGAACTGCTCGGCAATTAGGAACCGATAATGCTCCCAGAACTGCTCAGATGTGGCGCTGTTCCCCATGTCTCGCGGGGAGTTGGAGTAGGTGTAAAGGCTCTCGAAAGGTGGGCTGTAGATGCTGTAATGAATGGAGTTATCTGGAATCTCTCGCGCAGCATCCACGCAGTCCCCGAGCACGATCTTCCATCCTTCGCCCTCGGAACTGTCCTGCTTGTAGTGGGAAGACGTGCGGCTGGTCGACTTCAATTCTGCCGTCACCAGCTCCCGAACGTTGGCGGTCATTTCATCAGCCATAACTTCTGCATCTGCGTCCTTGCGTTTGATGTTTTCCAAGACTGCTCCTTCCGTACTTGCTGCGATGATGTGTGCGTGAACTTCCCGAGTCTGGCCAAAGCGCCAAAACCGCCTGATTGCTTGATAAAACTGCTCCCATGAGTCATTCATCCCAACAAAGGCCGTGCGTGCGCAGTTCTGAGCGTTCACTCCGTAGCCCATGATGGTGCTCTTGCTGATGAGGACTCGCGTCGTGCCGTCCAAGAACGCCAGCAACTTCGATTCCTTCACTTCTGACGGGTCCGAGCCGGTAAGATTCACCGCGCCGGCAATCAGTTTGGTTAGCATCTCCGCTTCGGCATTGAGATTGCACCAAATCACCCACTGCTCTGTCGGTTCCGCATTCACGATTGCAGCGCATTCTGCCGCGCGGTCATCTACTGTGGCGCGCCTCGCTCCGATGCGCTCCTGCAATGTCTGGGCGGGCACAGCGAAGAGCATCCCTTCGGTTGCCGTCTCCACGTCCACCAGGTGCTCATGCATGTGCAGTGCGGGAAGGTTGAACCGCGCGTCATCATAGCCCACGTCAGACGGTTTGCGGATGAATACAGCCCACGAACAGACCCACGCCCAGAAGTCTTTCTTCGCGTGCCCTTTGAGTCGCCAGTCTTGCGTTGATCCGCCATCGTGTGCGAAGAACATCGCAAGCATCTCCATGCGTCCCATTACGCCCAGAAACTCCGCATGGTTGCCGAGCTCGGTATAGTCGTTCGGTGCCGGGGTGGCCGTCGCCGCCAGCCGGTAATCCGTCTTGCAGAACGCCTCAATCAGAGCTGTGCGCGTTGATCCATCGAACGACTTCAGGATGCTCGACTCATCCAGCACGACGCCCGAGAACATCGTAGGATCAAACTTATCAAGGCGCTCATAGTTGGTGACGTTGATACCTTGAATCACATCCTCAGGACCGGCGCAATACGTCGCTTCGATGCCGAACTTCGCACCCTCGCGGATTGTCTGCTTCGCCACTGCCAGCGGCGCCAGGATGAGAACCGGCTGCATCGTGTGAAGCCACACGCAACGCGCCCATTCCAACTCGATGAGCGTCTTGCCGAGGCCAGTGCCAAGGAACGCGGCTGCCTTGCCTAGCCGAAGAGCCCACTTCACCACGTCCACCTGATGCGGAAACATCGCGGGGTTGAGCGTGGGGATGGATTCCAACCCTTGAGGCTTGCATTGAAACGACTTGTGCGCAATGAAATCTGAGTAATTCACGCCGATACCTCTTCCTGCGCATACGCTGCGCACCACTCCGCCTCAAGTTTCAGCCGGTCCCGCGTAGCCCCGTACTGCCCGTTGCCCGCTTGCTCTTCCTCCACGTAGCGCCGAAGATCCTGAATGCGCCTCAGGCCATCCGGGATAGTTCCGAATCCCACCAGGCGCAAGGCGCGAAGCTGGCGAGGCGTAAGAAGCGGCGCTGGGATGTCCGGACCACGGTCGGGAACCGGCATCACCAGCCCTTGTGCATCGCGTCCGTCGTTCAGAATCGGCCCTGGTGCCGTACGAAGCGCTACGCCGTGCTTGGCCACCGCGTCCGCTATGAATCGCAAAGACGCCATAGCCTCCAGCCTTATCAAACTATCCGCGCTAGGCAGGGAAGAGAAACTTCGCAGTTCTGCCGGGCTGGGGAAGAACTTGCAGGTCTCGAGCGCTCGGCTGAACGCATGGATGCACTGCGCTGGGCTCGCCGGCGTCAGCACCGCCACGTAGGCTTCGATCACCCCCGTTGCCGTGATATCCCCTTTGAGCGTGTTCGCCAAGATCAGCAATGCTTTCGCTATCGATTGTTTGTGGTTGAGGTCCCGCGTCCACAAACCGCTGAAGAGCAGCGTAGTTTCCGTCTGTTTTGTTGTGTTTGCCAGTTCCATTTGTTCCTCCAGTTTTAGGTTTTCCGAATCGGTCGAGCGGGTGATTGTAGAAAGTCTTTGCGCTACGAATCCACGCCGACAGCGCTTCACCGTGAGCTACTTCCGAATTCGCGCGGTTGGTGAGGATTTGCTTCCAGTGGTCGACGGTGATCAGCGGGCTTCCCGATAGGAATGTTTTGAGTGCCTTCGCTTGTCGGCCATCCCAATCCGGAGCCATCCCGGTTGCCTGGGTTGCATAGTCGAAAAACAACTCCTTGAAAAGCGTATGCCGAGCGTCACTCGCGGGCTCTCCGCGAGAAGGCTTTTGCTTCTTCTGTTTCTGAGTATGTATCTGTTCTGAATCTGTATCTGTATCTGTATCTGTATCTGGTGCCGTTACAAATGGCGATTGTAACGTTTCAGACTGTTTCTTTCTTTCCCTATAGCGCTTTACGCGCTCATTGCTGCTATCGGAAATATACTGTCTTCGGTTCCAATTCAGCACATTCCAATCCTCGTCAATGAAGCCAAATTGTAGGAAAATAGCCTTTGTAGCGTTCAACTCTAGCGGAGTGATACGCCAATGAAACGCACGTAACGTTTCATCATGTTTCACATCTTTACATCGTTCACAGAAGAGCATCAGCAACCGACGCTGGTCAACTTCGGACATCATTTGGACCTTTGGATCATCCGCAAACTCTGAGTACATACGGAACCATGCATTAGCCATTAAATCTTCCCTCCATACGGTTACGAAGGCTACGGTACCGCAGCCTAAACACCTTGATGGATTTTTCAGGGAGACGGACTGTCCTATGCTCGACAATTTGCCCAAAGAGAAGTGAGCGTATAGCGCTCTTTGCTTCAGACTGCCTCAAGCCAGATTTCCAGATGAGTTTCTTTAGGGTTATCTCGCCGGGCGTGCCTGATTCATCCTTGCCCAGAATGAGAACGGAAATTATGGCGGACTGATGGGATGTGAGACTTAGCGACGACAAAACGTTTTTCCTCTCTCGAAGTAGAGGTGCGGTAGGCCAAGGCCTTCGAGTTCCGAGGCCACACCACACGATATCGCCGGGTGACGATGCCCAAATATCGCACAGGGTTGCCCAGAGCGCAAGTGGTTAGTTTTGCACATGGCGAGCCTTCAAGATGCGCTGCCTATAGAGAATCGCTTCGCGGTCCGAGTGCTTGATCCTGCACTTGAGGCAGCGGGCCTTGTACTTCGGGTCTAGCGGGTCGCCACACTCGCGGCAGAGGTTGTTCGCCTTGCGGTAGGCTCGGAGGCGCTTGAGGGCGTCTCGCACACGCTGGCGCTGGATCTCGAGGTCTGGCAGCCAGTCATTTGTTGTCATGCCCCCCTCCCAAACTCACCATAAAGACGTTTCGCTGCGGCGCAGTAGACTGCGTGGGCCTCTTCCGGCGTTGAATATCTCCCGAGGTGGATCTTTCGACGATTTACTCCGATCGAAGCCGCCCAAACCTTATCTCGGGTGTAAAAAGAAACGCCTTTGAATCCAGATGTGTTATGTTTCGCTCGTACTTGATTATGCGATTGTTCGGACTTGCTAGCCTTTCGCAGATTGCCATGTCGGCGGTTGTCAAGTCCCGTTTTTGGCCGGATGTGGTCGACAGTCCATTCATGGCCCGCCCATCCAAAAAGATCAGAGTGCATCAGGATCGTTTTGCTCCGCCTCACGCCAGTAGCTATCTTCCTGGCAGCGCGAAAGTCGCCGGTGTTTTTGAATTTTATCGCGTACCATCGCCATCGTTCAGCCCAGTCCGCGTCTTCAATCTCAATTAGGGCAAAGAGGCCGCGGCTGAGAGGGACATATGCAATGGATGGGCCGATTGGGCGAATGATGGCTGGAACTGGCTTTTTGTTCCCGTGGATCTTTAGGGGAGGCAGCCAGTCGGCGGTGTCGTCTTCCATTGGGGGGAGTTCGGGGCCGGTGGGGGGCTGGATTTGGTAGCTCATGCGATTGCCCTCCGCATCATGGCCACGCGCTGGCGCTCATTCAGAGACGCCACATAGGCATATCTCGAATAGTCGAAGGTCACGTAGGCAAGATCGAGCTCTACGAGCTGCGCAAGGGCGTCTAGGCCGGCTTGGCCGCCGGTCCGTTGGATCATGGACACCATCATGCGCTGCGTCTTGTTGGCTGCGATATCAGCGAGTACCTGCGAACATGTCATAACTCTCCAGTTCGCCCGAGGCAGGCCTGGATCTGGAGAAACCAGACCCGCCGTCAAGGGCGTTCTTCTCCTGTGTACGCAGGACAAGCTGCCTTGTGGGCAGGTCTCGAACGATAGAGCAACCTGATACAGATGTCAACTGTGGAAATGTGATAAGCCCCAGCCGCGCCTGTGTGGAGTGCCATCGTGCGGCGATGGCAACAGGGGGCCGGGGCAGTCTCAAATTTACCATGAAAATAGTTCAAAATAATGCTTGCGCCGTTTCTTGCAAAGGTATACATTTACATCAATCAAGCAACACGCTCTGTGGAGGAGCCCACCATGAAGAACAAAATCAACACCCTCGCCGCCCGCATCTCAGACTCGAACGAGAAGATTCTCGTCGCTGCCGTCATCATCACCGTCGCCATCTGCGCATGCTGGATTGCCTTTGGCGATGTGATCAACGGGACAGCCCACTTCGACTTCAGCGCCTTCCGCCACTTCCGGCCCTAACGCGATGCGGCAGATTCGGTTGACTCCGAAGATTCCGCTCCGACCGTGGCAGGTGTACCAGTGCCGAGAGTGTGGCACGTCAATCGCCAGCCGAGATGGAAAACCAAAGCGATGTAGCAACCCAACGTGCCAGAAGTGGGGCACCATGAAAGAGGCTTGAGATGAAGCACGGATATAGCTGCACATGCGGATGGACCCTGAATCGCGGTCAACTCACGCGTCGCGAGTATGCCCTTGCCAAAGAGACGCACGCCGCACAAGGATGTGAATCGTTGCAGAAGGAACTCAAGCGCAGCGGGAAGTTATGATGACGAACCAACAGCACGATGATTGCGATGCGGCGATTGCCGAGTATATCCGCCAATCGAAATTCAGATACTGTGTCCGCGACACAATCCAAGCCTTTGGCATCGTGGTTGGCGTCGTCATAGTTTCACTGCTTATCTGGTGGGGAATTATCACCGTCCTGCACCACATCTGAATCTTTTTCAAGGAGTTTATGCATGTCAGTAGACGAACAAATAGCGCGATCGTACGAGGATGTGAGGCTCGCAGATCTTGGCGCGTGCGGAGCCGAACAGTATCTTGCAATCGCATTGCGGGATCGTGATATCGCCCGCGCCAAACTAGAAACGCTCCTCAAGGCAAGCCCGAACAGGATGGAGAATCTATGATCCACACCGCGATTCACTACTATCTGGAGTTCCTGCACGGCAACCCCGCCGGATTCGTGTTCCTGCATGTGATCGCGTTTCTCATCATCGCCGTCATCGTGCACGAGAAAATTCTTGACGATGAGCATGAGCATATCTTCGACCCGGTTATGAGCTTGCAGTGCAGAGACGAAGCTGGCAACATCACGCATCTTCTCTGCGCGCATCCATCTTGTCACGCGTGGGGGAAGATAGGTGGGCGCAATGGCTAAGAAAAAAGTGAAGCCGCCAGTGAAGGAACTTACGGTACAGCCGGTCAGCTTCCGGTGTACAGATGCCGAGTGGCGGGAGTTGGACGAGACGGCGAGGCTCAACGGGCGGAAGTTGTCTGCCGAGGCGCGGTTCCGCTGCTTCCCTCCAACCATGGGGGCGAAGTAGATGGCTACCGTCTTTCATTGCAGCCCAACTAATTCGACACATTTCACCACTTGCTGTGAGGTCGCGATATGCGCAGATCAAGGGAGGTGCCCTCGCTGCGGGCAGATAGTAGAGCCTTCGGGAGATGGTGCTAGATT